TCTTGATAATGCGAAAGACTTTTTATCAAGAGATGCAGGAATACTTTGTTCTGAAGCATCTTTACCAGCAAGTGCTTTTGCGACAGGTGAAGTTAAGGATAATTTTATGGGTATTCCACAGGAGTTTGCTCATACGAGATTATATACTGATATTGATTTTACTTTCTATGTGGATCAAGACTATACTCTACTTCGTATATTTGAGGGTTGGATGGACTATATCGCAAGTGGAGCAGATAGTGATGGTATTGGAGTAGGTCAAAGAGGTTTTTACAGAAGATTCAAGTACCCAAATGACTATAAATGTGATACAATGAGTATAACTAAGTTTGAAAAAAATCTTGGAAGGACTTTGCTTTACGAATTTGTAAATGCTTTTCCAAAATCAATTACACCAATACCTGTTACTTATGGGACAGCAGACTTATTGAAAGTCACAGTTAGTTTCAACTATGATAGATATGTTGTAACAAGAAGTTAAAATTACCTCTATAAATAAATTTACTGAAGTGTGAAAACATTATGGCATTACCAAAAATTAATACACCAACTTATGATCTGACATTACCATCAACTGGCAAGAAGATTAAATATAGACCTTTTCTGGTAAGAGAGGAGAAAATGCTGATTATAGCATTAGAGACAGAAGATATGGCTCAAATTACAAATGCTGTTGTTGAAATATTAGATGAATGTATCCTTACAAAAGGAGTGAGTGTTAATAAACTTGCTACTTTTGACATTGAGTATTTGTTTTTAAATGTTCGTGCAAAATCAGTTGGCGAAACAGTTGAAGTTAATATTACATGTCCTGATGATGGGAAAACATCAGTACAAACTGAAATTAATGTTGATTCAATCAAGGTTCAAAAGGTTAGAGGTCACAAGAATATCATCAAACTAGATGACCAATACTCAATGAAACTTAAATACCCCTCAATTACTGAATTTATTGAAAGTAACTTTGAATCTGGTCAAGATGGTGGTGAAGGAAATGATATTGATAAATCTCTAACTATGATAACATCATGTATTGAAATGATCTATGACAAAGAAGAAAGTTGGGATGCTTCAGATTCATCACAGAAAGAATTGGAAGAGTTTATCGAACAACTCAATAGCAAACAATTTAAAGCAATTGAAAAGTTTTTTGAGACAATGCCTAAACTTTCTCATAAAGTCAAGATTACAAATCCAGTCACCGAAGTGGAATCTGAAGTAGTATTGGAGGGACTGGCAAGTTTTTTCACCTAGGTATGGCTCATACAAATCTTGAGTCATACTATAAAGTTAATTTTGCCTTAGTTCAACATCATAAATACTCTTTGACTGAAGTTGAAAACATGATCCCTTGGGAAAGGGAAGTTTATATTACATTATTAAAACAACATATTGAAGAAGAAAAATTAAAACAACAACAAAGTAATGGATGAATCTTCTCCCGTTTACGAAAATTTTATGAATAAGATGTCTGCCATGGGTAGTGGTAGACCAAAGATTAACAGAACCACCTTCAATATAGGTGCGAATGTTTTGGAGAGAAGAGTTGCGAATAATTCAAGAAAGATTACGATAATTAAAAGTATATTAAAAAATCAGAAGATTGACATAGGGGAGAAGTTAACAACACCTGAACCAGATAAAACTTCTGAAGTATCAAAAGAATTAGCATCAGTAAATGCTACATTATTAAGTATTGGAAATATTTTATCTACTGACTTTGCAAATCGAATTGCAATTGAAAAGGGGCAGAGTCAATTATTAAAAGCAGAAAAACAAAGAAGAAGACGTTCTCTTGCCGAGAGTGGTATTGAAAGTGTCAAGAAGATTGGTAAGGGTTTAGGTAAAATTACATCACCAATTAGGGAGGGTGGATCAAATATATTAAAGGCACTATCATTACTTGGACTTGGTGTTGCGGGGAATCTTGCTTTTGATTTTTTAAAAAGTGATTTTGGTCAAGAAAAAATAGGAGAGTTTTTTACTTTTCTAAAAGATAATTGGAAGTGGATGCTTGGAACTATCATAGGTGTAGGTGGAGCTTTGGCACTTGGTAGTATAATTTCAGGGATTGCTGGAATTGGTCTTGCGTTGAAAGGATTAGTATTTTTAAAACCTTTACTTATTTTAGGTGGTTTGTTTGCTGCTGGATATGTTATACCTAAAATGTTCAACATGGGGTTGGACAAAGTTATAGATTATTTTGAAGATGATCCAACTGGTAAAAAGAATTTTGTAGGAAATCCAATACCAGGTGCTCCAACTGACGCTAAACCAGGTGATTATTTTAAAGATTCAAAAGGACAAATTTGGGTAAAACAAGATTTTAATTCGTCTAATGGTGGTTGGTCTAAAACATCAAAAATTCCTAATGCTAAATTACAACAATTTGCAGTTGATGCTGGATTACTTGAGAGAAAGGGTAAAGATCTTACACTAGATAAAAGTAACAAACCAAAAATAACTGAAATTACACTACCAATTGAAGAATTGACTGGTAGAAGTAAAATTGTCAATCCTGATTTACCAACAACAACTGATGTTCCATATGCAACTTCAATTAATTTAGAAAATGAATACATGAAAAAAACTCCAAAAATACACGGGATAAAACTATAGACTCATGGCACTACCGTTATTAGCACCATTAGTAGGATTAGGGAAAGGACTTTTAGGAGGTATTACAGGTCTTGGTAAAAAAGTTGCAGTAAAAACTGCGGTTAAATCTGCAGCAAACAGAGGAAAAGAGCAAGTTAAAACTAAGATTTCTCCTAGTAGTTTGCCTTCCATATCACCAAGATATTATGAGAAACCAAAAGAGGCAAAGAAATCCACACCGAAAACAGGTGGTGGAAGTGTTAGGTCAGTTAAGATGACAGCAGAAAGCATTAAAAGTTCGTTACTTAATCAGGATAAGTTACTAAAAACTTTAAAATCGGATAATGCTAAACTTGAAAGAGAAGAATTAGAAAGACAAAAACGAGAACAAGCAGTTAATAAAATAAAATCTGGTTTAAAATCTATTGGTTCAAAATTAACATCACCAATCAAATCAGTTACTCGTGGAATTGGAACAGCGATACCTTTACTTATAGCAGGAATTTTAGTTAATAGTCTTGAAGGAATAATAAGTGGTATTAGAAATTATTATGAAAAGAATTTAAAACCGAAAGTAGAGTTTGTTCAGAAAAAATTTGATCAACTCAATAACTTTTTAGCCAATTTTGATAGTGATAGAGAAAGAATTATAAAAAATAAAGAAAAAATAGATAAACAACTTGATGATTTAAAAAAAGTTATAGACGAGAGTGAAATAGAGGATGGAGTTGAGAAAATAAAAAAAATGACAGAGGATAAATCTTACAAAAAGATGAGTAAGAAAGATCAAGATAAACTTTTTATGAAAAATATAAAAGAAGTTGCACCTGATTTTGATCTTTCTCGTTTTGATCTTAAGAACAGTGAAGTACCGTCATTACCTTTTGATGCTACTATAAATACGGATATGTCAAACATGTATGATGAGGATCTTTTTGGTGAATCTTCAAGTGAAATTTTTATCATCAATCGACCTTACGTGGTTAAAGAATAATAGGAGAAATTAATGTCAGGAAGTGCATCAAGAGCATCAATATATGAAAAAATGATTATCAGTAATGATAATAAACAAGCGGATATTACTGCTAAAACTGTATCATTTAATTATTTTGAAAGCGTATATTCACCAGAGATAACTGCAAATTTAATATTTTTGGATGCTTCAGGGTCAATTAAAGCTGATAAGAAAGAAGATGTTCAAGAAAGACTTGGATCTATCAAATCATCACTTCCAATTATTGGAGAAGAAAAACTTACATTTAAAGTAAAATCAAAATCTGGAACAATAGATTTTTCAAAAAAACCATTACTTGTTAATACGAGTCCTGTTGTATCTGAAGATTCAAATAGACAAAGTGTTTTTCTATCACTCGTATCAAAACCTGGTATTGATAATGAACAGATAAAAAATGCGTCTATTTTATATAAAGGTAAAATAAGTGATACAGTTAAAAAAATTCTAAAAGAATTAAACATAACAGATATTGATGTTGATTCAACAAGAAATAATTATGATTTTATATCAAGATCAAGAGGTTCTTTAGATCTAATTACAGATCTATGCCGAAGATCAATTCCAGAAAGTGGTGATCCTGGATATTTCTTTTATGAAACTCAAGATGGTCATAATTTTAAAGCAATCGATAATCTTATTTCAGAAGAACCTGTTGAAACTTACACATATACTGGGGGATTCAAGGCAAATTCAGAAACTGATGAAAATGATTTTAAAATTGTTAGACCCCCTATTTTTCTAAAAGATCAAAATGTAAAACAGAGAAAAAAATGGATTTCTTCTCGTAATATATTCTTTAATCCATCAAATCTTGTAACTGAGGAACTATTTTATGCTTTGAAGGGTTCTGGAGATGCGGATCGATCAGGAACACCAGTTCAAAAAACTTTAGGAAGAAAAACTTTAGATTATGCTATCCCACTACTTAAATATTTCACGACTAACTTTCATGTTCTGGATATTGGTAGTTTAGATTATCAGAATCTCGATCCAAATAATGATCCGAGAGAATGGCAAGCAAAATCTCCAATGAGATATAATCTTCTACATTCTCAGATGATGGAGATACAAGTTCCTTGTAATTTAAATATAAGAGCTGGAAATGTAATTAAGGTTGTCATTGAAAGGCAAGGTGATGATAAGGAATTAGGTGGGTTTGATGAGCATGTAAGTGGAAAATATTTAATTCTTCATCTATGTCATCATTTTGATACTGAAAGATCATTTACTTCAATGACACTTGCTCGTGACACTTATGGATTACATACTAAGAATTAGGGAAAATAAAAATGAGTTTAGATGAAAATAAAAATAAGCATACTTTTTTCGGAGATAATCCAAGATATTGGATAGGAAAGATAGTAGAGATTGATAAGAGTGGATCTCAAAGAACTCTAATGTCTGGTGGAAGTTGGGGATATCGATATCGAGTTCGTTTGTTGGCAGATTATTCATATAAAGATACTGTAAAAGATGATGATGTTTTTGTAGCACAAGCTTTGGTACCTCTGACTGCAGGAACGGGTGGTGCTGCAAGATCCGAAACTATAAAATTATCACAAAATGACATGGTGTTAGGTATATTTTTAGGAGCAGATGACACAGCACCTGTTATTCTTCATGCTTTTGTTAGAAGTGAACTCGTAAAAAATGATAAATCTGGTTCTAATTATGCAGTAGATACTGGATTTACCGAAAAAGTAAAACCTACAAATTTATTAAAAGATCAAGAAAAATCACAAACTTCTACTCCAGTAACTCCAATAGTAGAACCGAAAGCAAGCAAAGGAAATGGAAAGGGGAAAGGTGCTCCTATTGGACAATTAAAAAATTTAGCGGGTGGATTGGATAAAGAAAATGCTGTTGGTGCTTTTGGTAAGTTATCAGGAAA